TAAAAAGCGAGAGTTGTTTAAGTTTATGCCAAGCCTTTCAATGCAAATTTGCTTTTGTCTGTTAACTCTGGATTCATCTAAACCCATTCCAGTAGCATCATTGATTTTTTTGATGATCCTGCTCGGAGACTTCGGTGAAATGTATGAATTCAACGCTCCACTATCTTGAGAAGGTAAAATGTCTGGATTGACCTCTCTTATCAAGGCAAGTACAGCTCGTTGCTCATTAGACAGCGGAGCGACTCTTCTATCAGCGAATACAATCCTTGCTATCTCTAAAGACGATAAACCGTCCTCAGCTTGTTGAAGAATGAAATCTTTTTGTTCTTCTGTAAACTCTATTTTTTCACAAGGCTCTCGGCCAGTAGTTTTGAAATCAATTGAACTTTCTACAAGAAATTTGCGTACCGCACGACCCTCTTTAGACCTACCATCTAAAGACTCATCATCAAAACATTGTTTTGTTAAATTTATAAGGTCAGGAATTTTTGAAGCATTCTCCCTTAAAAATTGTTTTTGCTCTTCAGAAAGATCCATCATCTATAATATCTTTGTTTCTTAGTATTTCCATAGCCAGCTGTAGGAACTTCTTTTTTAAATTCTTTACTTGGCGGTAACCCAGCTTGTTTTTTTCGGGGGATATTTTATAACCCATGTACTTAGCTACATCTTGTTCTGTTTTCTTTTCAAAATACAACATGCGGTAAGCCCTGTAATGAATATTAGTCAATTTGGCTTTCATGTGAAAATCGAGTTTGCCTAAAGACCTTTTGAAATCAAAATCAATATAAGACCTATCATGGACCTCTTTGCTAAAATCTTCTGTAGATAATGGGATTTTAAGACCTAGTCCTATTTTTTTAGTTTTCTCCCACTTGCGACAAACTTCACAAGTATGTTTATTATGGTTAGGTAAATTTATAGCTGTACAGGGATTGGTATAGTTGCCATAATGATTCCTCAGTAAGTTGCGAATTTGATTAGAAATTATTCTGCCTATCCATGGCTCAAGAGGACGAGATTGATCCCACATATGCCACTTCTTTGAAATGTGGCTTTTTATAATTTGCTGTACATCATTAAAATCAAACCACTTAACCGCGTTTAACCGCCATTTATATTTTTGTTTTAATATGGCTTGATCTATAATGTCCGAGCAATCTTCATATGTTTTCTTATCGCTCTTTTCTTTCATCAATGAATTCATCAACAGACTTTGCTTTAGCCCTGCGAGTATTTGTCGGAGGAGCATTTTTTCCTGCTAATGAACCCAATGTAAAAGTTTTACTATCATCCACTTCAAAATCTACCTGCAATTTACTTATACTAGGTATAGATTGAGAATTTGTTTCATCTTCCCCAAAATCAACATTCTCTACAATTGTTGGTTGATCTTGAGCAGTATTAGAAGCGTAACTAGTATTTAATTGAACACCACATTTAACACAAAAATTAGGTTTTGCATTTGCATACTCTAATTTAGTACCACAACTAGGACAGAACAGATGGCTCATAAGCTTATATATTTATATAATTTAAAAGAATTTTTTCTAATTTTTATTACACTAAAGTTAACAAGATCGTTGTCTCTTTTAAAAAAAGCTGTTGGCCGCTGTCGCTTGGACGGTCGCCTTGTTATATATATATGATTACACTGATTTGTGTTTTTCTATTGTTGAAACAATATATTTTAATATTTTACTTCTAACTATATCTTTATTGGTGAATTTAAATGAAGTGATTCCATGTTCTACAGACTCCTCACAACTAAACAAATCAAACATTTCTTTAAAACCGCTTCTGCCATTTATATCGCTCTGCATAAAGTCGCCACAAATAATTAATTTTGTTCCTTCTCCAATTCTAGTGATTAAAGTAGTTAATTCTTTGAAGGTAAAGTTTTGTGCTTCATCTGCCACAATAAGCCTGTTGTTCCAGTTAGCGCCTCTTAAAAAGTTTATAGGTACAGCAGAAATACGATCTATCTGTTTCATGTAGGCTGTATCGCCCTCATGTACCATTTCGTCTAACTTATCGTACAAGGGCATAAGAAAGGGATCAAATTTATCTGAAATATCTCCAGGGAGACTACCTAAGCCTTTATCAGCACTTTCGGCTATACTTCTTATATAAAGTAAGTCTTTATCAAAATCCTTAGACATTATTTGTAAACATCCATATACCGACATATATGTTTTACTAGATCCTGCTGGACCTGCTACAAATATTATTTTTGTATTATCATCCAATATTGACTCAAGTAGAGATCGTTGCTTGGCGTTGAAGTTAAAATCGCGCTGTTTGAAATTTATTGAGTGAAAATTAGATTTCATCTCAAAAGGCGCTTGCTTAGAAGGGGAAGCTTTCTTTCGGGGCATTGTGTATCTTTACACCAATACTTTATAAATTTATCTCTTTTATTGTCGCAGATGCAGATAAAGTATCACCTCCATTAACATTGTACCCTTGCGTTAATACTTTCGCCCCAGCAGTCATAGTTAAAGCAGGAATAGTTACATCCCCGTCAACATTAAGAAGATTAACTGTAAGATTACTACTAAGCTCAGTACCATTGAAATCTATCAAATTACCCAAACCAGTAGAAGTAATAGACATTTGTGATTCAACAGAATCTAAAATCATACTACTAGCTAAAGTAGACCCTAAAGTGTAAATCGGGGTGCGGGAGAATGTCTTTCTATAATTAATTTGTGATTGAACACTACCAACTACCGTAGTCATGTTAGTAAGCGTACATGTATGCCCATATGCAATATCATCAGGATCAAATGGCAAAGCAGCCCCACCATAAGGATTAGCATCACCACCCACCTTCTCCCCACTAGCAGGAGTTAAAGAAACAAAATTAGCACTCAATGTCACAGGTACATAAGGAGCAACAGAAATAGAATAATCACTTAAATAACAATTCTTATATAAATTACCCCCAATCTGTATAGGAAAAAAACTAGTGTCCCTATCAGCCGCCATAAAATCAAAACCCCCAGCAAAAACTGGATCTAAAAAACAACTAAATGATATATTAGCCCCCAATGGCCCATTTATTCGGAATTGATCAGTAGAAGTTACGTCTCGACCCAATAAACGTTTTGCAGTATTAGCAGTCGTTAATGATACATTAGCCTGAGTAGACGGTATGTACGCATCAGCCTCTATAATACTGTTTGTGTTCTGCGCCCCTACATAAACAGGCAGATTGGAATATGATAAACTCATTTGTTTATATTACACGGGGTTTATTTTTTTAAACAAAAGATAATAAATACATTGGCCCCGAAAACCGCGCCGAGAAAAGGGGTGGGGTATTTGACATTTAGAAATTGAAATCGCACTCCCCCCGCCGCTTTTTGTGTAAAGTGTTAGGATTTCTTTTCAGAAATGGGGTGGGTCACCTTGTCAAGTACTATTTAGGAAAATATTTAAAAAAACTTTTGTTTTTTTGCTTTAAGCTGTTGACAAATATCTGAGTATCGATTAAGCTCAATACATGACAAATCCAATAAATGAAATTCTATCAAGTCTCGAGTCTAACGACTCTGAGGTAACTATCGTTGCTAACGATGCTCTTAAAAATAAGACTGTTACTTACACTAAAATCAATGGTGATAAGCGCAACTTGTTTATAACTGAGGTTTCTACAGTGGCAATGAGTAAGGCGGGCAACGCTTACATGAGAGGCACTGTAAGAGATCGTGACAACAATAACGAGGAATGCGACAAGACGCTAAGACTCGAAAATATAAAAGTTTGCAGTAGCAATTACTTAGCATAAATCTAAAGCGCCCCGAGAGGGGCGCAACTTTCAAAATTATGAGTGTAAAAAAATTACCATTATCACATAGAAAAGACATCGCAACGCATCAAGTTCAACTGTCTAGCAAAAGCATAAAATGGATTCTAGGTTTAGATGACTACGCAATCGATCGCAAGCTAAAGTTCATAGATAAAAAAGTTAAAGAGATAGACGAAGCTCTAGAAACTCTTAACGAAAAATAAACAACAAAGCGCCCCGAGAGGGGCGCAAAATCCTAACAAAACATGAAAAAATTCTTATCAGATCTCTTTGACCAGTACACTATCACTTGTCTAATCACTAACGCTTTTAACCTTGCAATATGTATGCTTGCTATAATGTTAGGAGAACAGTCTTGGCTATCACTGCGTGATAGTGTTAGGGGCTGGACTGGTGGCACTGTGTTGTTTATAATGTTTGGGCTTCCGTTAGTGTGGGCGTTCGTTATGGTATGGTTAAACATGGCAGTCAATAAACTCAACTCAAAATCCTAACACGTTACTAAAATAATTTTATTGGTAGTATAGTGACAGTCGCCCTGAGAGGGGCGGCTGTTTTTTTGTGTGTCTGTTAGTCTAACACTAACACAATTCAAATCCTAACATAACCCCAAACCCTAACACTATACAAAACCCTAACACTAACACAAAACCCTAACACTACCACAAAATAAAATCCCCTTTTAGCCGTGTAAGTCGTTGACGCTCAACGAGTTACGAGGCAGCGGCCACCTTTCCTCTGTAAGTCGTTGATACTGAACGAGTTACAGCACTAAAAAGGGGAATCGCTCTAACACTATCCAAAAATTTTTGACAAGTGTTAGGACTAACAAAACAACAAATCCTAACACTACAACAAAGCCTAACACTGTATTAAGCATATTTATATTTATCCCTAACAGTATTACAATCTAACACTTTACTATTTCGATAGTACCTGTAACTCATTGATAGCCAACGAGTTATAAACATAAAATAAACGTTTGCTTTTCTTTCTATATGCATTAAGATGTATACGTGAATAAAATAAATACTATACTTGAAAGCCTTAGCTCAAATGAGCCAGAGGACCGCAGTGTTGAAATCGCACAAGCTTCGCTTGTCGGTAAAGATACTATCTATAAAAAAATAAATGGCGAAACTCGCAATCTTCATTGCGTCGAAGTAATCACAGTTGCAACCAGCAAAGCTGGCGATCCTTACATGAGAGCAACTTGGATTGATAAAGATAACAATAATGAGCAAACGGATAAAACTGTAAGACTCGAAAATCTAACATTAGCATAAAAATAAAATGACATTCGAAACAGTAAAAGAATTCTTAGCCGACGTTTCAATTCTTCATGAGCAAAAAGTTTATCTAGGTGAAGATAATCTCTTGAGGATTGATAAAGCAACACCTTACAGAAGCATCTACATCAAAGGTGCTGACGAAGGTAAAAAAGTAGTAGGAGAGCCAAACTTGCGAGATCAAGAAATTGAGTACATCGAAGAGAATTGTCAGGATTGGATTCTTGCACAAATGCAAGAAGCTCGGACAATAGCCCAAGAGAAAGCCGATGAAGCCGAGCGGTTGAGAAAAGTAATTGAGTCGGTCGTTTAAAAAAACTAACATAACCAAAAAAATCGAAGGCCATCGGAAACGGTGGCCTTCTTTTATGCACTGTTAGAAAATACTAACACTACCAAAAACTCTAACACTACCAAAAACTCTAACACTATACAAACTAACACAACCACAAAACAAAATCCCTTTTTAGTCGTGTAAGTCGTTGATAACCAACGAGTTACGAGGCAGCGGCCGCCGCGTCGCTGTAAGTCGTTGATACTCAAGCAGTTACAGCGCTAAATGGGGGAAGGGCTGTCAAGAGAAAAATCAAAAAAACTTGTCAAGTAAAAAGTTGTCAAATGAAAAAAAATTAATCTGTAATAAGAGAGCAAAAAAAGAACGGCTAATAATAGCCGCCCTTGTGATGGGTTAATAAGCTGAGGGACAACAGCCGCAACAAGGCGCATCCTCGCACCTAGGCGCTGGTGGTGGTGCATATCCTTCGTCAGGAGTATCCAGCCAATCAGGCTCGCCGTTGTTAATTGGTTTCTCTTCTTCTTCTTTTGTCATGGTACTGGGCAAGGTTGCGCCCCCCAGTGGGGGGCTAGTTAATTAAGGTAAATCCATATATACGCATGACACTGCATGAGAATAAAGCTCCCATACAGCATTGATATAAGCTTGATCCTTTAAAGGCGTATCTCGATCCATTAAAGGCTTTCTAAGCTTATCCAAAACAGTAAGCTCAAGATCCTCCCAAATCGAATCCTCAAGCGTATACTTGCCAATCTTAGCAATAGCATCCCATTCAAATTCTTGATGAAATAATTCGTTGTAAGCAAAAGCTTCTCTCTGCATTTCTTCATCCTCGTAGTTGTCCCAAAATAAACCCCATCCCATAGAATTAAGATGCATATGCATCAGATAGGCCAATATGCCTTGGTGATGTTCTTCTAGGTCTTCAATAAAATGTTTTTCTAATCGAGTGGTTACGATAGGCAAATCACCACTGTGGAAGATCGCATCCTCGTTAAAATCAAGCTTTAAAAAAGCTTCTTTAATATGAAAGCGGAGTTGGGTTTTCATTGATGTTTTGGAATACTTGCGAGCAAGCGAAGGATGATTCTTAGAAGCAAGTTGAAAAGCTTCAAAAGGAATAAACAAGAACTGGTATAGAATTTCTGTTAACATGGTAATAATATAATGGTTAGAATTAAAAAAGAATTTTAAATCATTTTTTTAAATAATGCAAACAGAAAAAAGAAAATAATTTCTTGTGTGTGTTCTGTTAGGGTTTGGCAAAGTGTTAGGGTTTAGTAAAGTGTTAGGTTAGTAAAGTGTTAGGGGCCGAGGGCGCGGCGCGGGCCGCCCGTATATACCCGTTTATTTGGCTTATTTACTTTTATAGTATTTGTTATTTACGCGCTTATTATTTG